GTGCCTGGTGCCTCCAGGTGACGTTAACCAGTTAACAATTAACGCCGGATACAGAGCATTCCCGTTACGCCCGTAAAAGACCGCTTGTTTTAACTGTTCCGCGTGCGCTTAGCCGCATTCACCGCATCACAAAATTCACTTTAAAAAGGGCGGCAGAGCAGTCACGGAGTAAAACTGATACCGCCAAACGTCACCAGAAAATTGATAACAGAGGGCGTTGCAGCGGGGTTGTCACTTAAGCGTATTGTCAACCTGACAACCCGGTGTCCTCAACGGGGAAGGAATAACCCCGCCATACTTACCGCCGCGCCATTTCGCGGAGTGCCACAACCGGAAGCGCACGTTCGAAGAAATCTAACGACAAGCCTTCTAAGGGAAAGAGCTTCGCCGTACGCTTTCGCGTTATGCCCTGACTTTTCAGGGAAATATCCTTTCAGTAAACTGTCAGTACCGGATTCTTATCCGTGTCCGGCGCACGACCACACGTGACAGCGTGTTGGTCTCCATTTTTAACCCAGAACCTCAATGGAGGATAAAATGCCAAACAAAAAAAGAAATCCGCTTATTGAAAAACAGATTGAATGCCTGGTAAATCAACTCAGGCAATCAGGGTTATTAAAAACTCATTCAGAGTTGAGGCTCACAGAATCAGCATTCGACGATAAATTAAATAATGTCCTTTATAATGGCATTATTGATTTTAATCGTTCTGTTGGTCGCCGCGGCCCTGCTGGTGTTTCCTTATAATTACCAGTCAATCCAGAGTGGACCGTGTTCAGCGTAAATATAACTGTACACATCCAGATTATATTTGTGGTCTGTTAAGAACAGGCCGCAAATACATGCCGAAGCTTCCAGTGCAGCGGCTCTGTTACTGAATAACCATGTAGCAACATTCCAGCGTTTTTCTGCATCCCAGTCTTTATCAAGGCCTGATACCATGAAGAAACCGTTAGTGTTGCCATCAAATAATTCTGTTTCCAAATTTTTAAGCAATGCCTGATGGACTCTTGCCAGGTATTCCGCCGGAATTTCGCCACGAATTCTGATGAGATTGTCATAAACAAACATGTTCCCCGCATATGGCGATTTTTCTTTCTTGTTTTTTAAACCAGCATCATGAGCAAACTGATCAATTTCTTCTTCCGTTGGTTTCGTATTGATGTTTTGCGCTGTCGTTTCTGCAATTTTATTTGCCACACTCTCTGAGTCGTGTTTATTTATAGACGCACAGAAATACAATCCGGTAAACGCATCGCGCACATTACGAGCCATATTATCAGTGTCTTTTTTCGTTACCGATTCCAATTCAAGTTCGTTCAGACGATGACGAAGTGTGTGTGCTGCAATCTCCTGGATTGAAGGAGGTAAATCTTTAAATTCCATCGTCAACCTCATCAGTCGGAGTTTCTTGCTAACCAGCGATGCGCGCCAGCTTCGGTTTTAAACGTTTTACTTTTGGTATACGTCATCGCGGTAAACGTACCGTCCTGGTTGGGAAACACGCCACATACCAGAGATTCGCTGTTGCCAAGATCGATAGTATCCATGCTGACCTCATTTCCCCTTAACGCCGGGGTAGCGGAACAAAAACCTGCTGCATAGTTATTAAAGTTGAACCCTGCCGTCATGTTCTTACGCCTCGGGCTGGCTACTTAACCCCTGACCACTGCCTGGTAACTCGAAGTATTGCCCTGCATTCTGTGGGGTGGGGAGAGGGAATGAATGAAGTTTAGAAAAATGAACTTTTCAGGTCAATGTTTTTTTATCAAAACATTTTAAGCAGGCAGCTGTTAAGCCATCACCACGATGGCATACAGTTAATCAAATAGATGAGGTCGGTTAAATATCTTGTTGAATTTTAAAGCATACGCCCAATATGCAAGATAGATCATCCAGCATAATTGAAGGGTAGCGAGGATTCGTGGGGACTAAAAGAATATCCGGCCCTTCTATCTCCAGTTTACGAATGACAGGTGTTGTGGTCCCTTTGGGTAAGGCAAGGACAATATTTCCTGGTTGTACGGTTCGATTGGGATCAACAAAAACTGTTGAACCATTTGGGATGGAAACTCCCCCACCAGATGTTGACATACTGTCACTCTCTAGAACAACTGCAAAGGTATTGGCCGGGATTTCTCCGACAAGCTGCACACAAGAGGTTATTGAGGAATTTTTCATATAATCACTCCAGCTTGCTGCCTGCTGAAGTGATAGTAGCGGAACCGTTTTTATCGGCGGTAAAGATAGATCAAGCGAATCACCTGTATTTAACTCTCCTCCATTAAGAAGCCAATTTTCGTTTACTTTCAATATTTTTGCCAGTGAACTTATGTAACGCGAGGACGGCGCTCCTCCACCGTTCATCCATTGACTTACGGAGCCTTTTGATGCGCCAGTGGCATTGACAAGGTCTTTGCCTTTCAGGTTTAGCGCATGCATACGTTGGGTTATGCGTTCAGATATTGTTTGCTTGCTCATGTTTTGATTTTAAAACACAGATGGTTTTGTTTCTTGACTTTCTTTGGTTTTGATTATTAAACTTTTGGCGTTCAGTTTTATGGAGCGACTCATGAAAAAATCAGAAGTATTAGGCTATTTTGGCGGAGTTGTTAAAACAGCCGCAGCTCTAGGAACGTCAAAAACCACAGTCAGCATGTGGGGGGAAGAGGTTCCGTGGAAATGGGCGTTGCTAATTCAGGCAGTCACTGCCGGGGCGCTCAAATATGAGTTACACATACCGACGGTTGTCATTCCCGGTTCTGATCATAATCCGCCTTCTAACCAAGGGGGGATTCATGAAAATCAAGCATGAACACATCCGCATGGCGATGAATGCCTGGGCGCGTCCTGATGGCGAAAAAGTTCCGGCAGCTGGAATAACCCAGGCTTATTTTGAGTTGGGTATGACGTTTCCTGAACTGTATGACGACAGCCATCCGGAAGCCCTGGCTCGCAATACCCAGAAAATTTTCCGCTGGGTAGAGAAAGACACCCCTGATGCAGTTGAAAAAATTCAGGCGTTGTTACCAGCGATCGAAAAGGCAATGCCACCTTTGCTGGTGGCCAGAATGCGCAGCCACAGTTCAGCTTATTTTCGGGAGCTGGTGGAGACGCGGGAGCGACTGGTGAGAGACGCTGATGATTTTGTCGCAGTGGCAATCGCCGGTTTCAATCAGATGAACCGTGGTGGCCCGGCAGGAAATGCTGTGGCAGTACATTGACTGACAATAGCCGTATCGAATCGCTTCCGGCAACTCGTGAGTAAAAAGATTCGGTATCAGAAGAGGTGAGTATGGCTAACGCCTGGCTCAGATTATGGCATGACATGCCAAATGACCCTAAGTGGCGAACAATTGCCAGGGTGTCAGGGCAGCCAATTGCAACAGTGATGGCAGTGTATATCCACCTCCTGGTGAGCGCGTCACGAAATGTCACGCGAGGTCACATTGATGTCACGACAGAAGATTTGGCAAGTGCGCTCGACGTGACAGAAGAGGTAATTGATTCAATTTTGCAGACGATGCAGGGGCGGGTACTTGATGGTGATTTAATCACTGGATGGGAAAAACGCCAGGTGCTTAAAGAGGACAACGGCAATATTTCGCAAACCGCAAAATCTCCTGCAGAGCGCAAGAGGGCGCAGCGAGAGAGGGAAAGAAAGCGGGAACAAAATGGCGATTGTCACGGCGCGTCACGAAATGTCACGCACATGTCACGACGAGTCACGACAGATAAAGATACAGATAAAGATACAGATAAAGATACAGATCAAGAAGATCAAAACACTATGGTCCATGGCGTAAAAAACGCCACGAACCAGGCAGGGGATGTTCAGACCGTCAATCCTGGTCAGCCAGCAGGCACGACACCGGAAGCCGATTCAGCGTATGCGCTGAAAGCCGATTCGGGCGCTGTGCAGCAGGTGATGACCGCAAGGCCGGAGCAATCACACCAACTGCAGCAGCCTGAAGCCGATTCCGCCATTCAGCGGGAAGCCGATCGGGTAGTCCCGGAAAACACCGGGCAGCCTGTGGGACGAGTGGATTATCCGGATGTGTTCGAACAGGTCTGGCGGGAATACCCGTTGCGTGCTGGGGCAAACCCGAAGAAATCCGCTTTCAGTGCCTGGAAGGCCAGATTACGCGAGGGGGTGCCACCAGAGGCCATACTGGATGGTGTGAGGCGTTACGCAAGATACCTGGCGGCTACCGGGAAAACGGGAACGGAATTTGTTCAGCGAGCGACGACGTTTTTTGGGCCGGACCGGAATTTTGAAAACCCCTGGTTGCTCCCGGTAAGCGGCACGAACAACCAGCGTTGTGTGAATCATATTTCTGAACCGGATACCGAAATTCCGCCGGGATTCAGGGGGTGATGTGGCATGAAAAACATTGCGGCAGCCGGGGTTCTTGAACGTATTCGCAGACTTGCACCACAGGCGTCGGTTCCACCGTACCGGACGGTGGAGGAGTGGCGGGAATGGCAACTTGTTGAAGGACGAAAACGCAGCGAGGAGATTAACCGCCAGAATCACCAGTTGCGGGTGGAAAAAATCCTGAATCGTTCGGGCATCCAGCCTCTGCACAGCAAATGCTCGTTTGCGAATTATCAGGTGCAGAACGACGGGCAAAAATACGCGCTGAGCCAGGCCAAATCCATAGCTGACGAACTGATGACCGGGTGCACGAATTTTGTGTTCAGCGGTAAAACCGGCACCGGGAAAAATCACCTTGCAGCGGCGATGGGTAACCGGCTGATGGCGAAGGGGCGCAGCGTGATTATCGTCACCGTGTCTGATGTCATGAGCGTGTTGCATGACAGCTACGACAACGGCAAATCCGGGGAAAAATTTTTACAGGAGCTTTGCAGTGTTGATTTGCTGGTCCTGGATGAAATAGGCGTTCAGCGGGAGACGAAAAACGAGCAGGTGGTATTACACCAGATAATTGATCGCCGGACAGCATCACTGTGCAGTGTCGGGATGTTAACAAACCTGAATCATGCCGCAATGAGCACGCTTCTTGGTGAGAGGATTATGGACCGCATGACCATGAACGGTGGTCGGTGGGTGACGTTTAACTGGGATAGCTGGCGTCCAAATGTCAGCAATCAGAGGGTTGTAAAGTAATTTTTGTTGGAGGACGTTTTAATGGAAACTGTATTTGACGCACTGAAAGCACTGAAAAAAGCCTCTTCACAGGTAGTGGCATCGCGCCTTGGAATCAGCCGCGAAGATGCTGTCAACGAACTGTGGAAACTGAAGCGCCGTGGTGAAGCGGATAACAAGGGTTCGATGTGGTGGCTGATTCAGGCTGGTGAAAGTGAACCAGTGTCACCGGTACCGAAAGTGACAGCGCAAATGCTGACTGAGGCGATTGAACATCATGGCCCACAAACGGCGGATGAGCTGGCACTGATGTTCGGGATTACCTCCCGCCGGGCGAATTCATCACTGGCCATGGCAATCAGCAAAGGGCGTCTGATTCGCGTGAATCAGGGCGGTAAATTTCGGTACTGCATACCGGGCGCTGATTTACCGGCAGAGCCGAAAGCCGCATCCATAGCGGAAACGGATGGTAAAGCCTTTCCTCAGCCAGCAGGTGTTGCGTTACCAGTCGGGGAAGCGGAAACACAGGAAGAAATAAAAACGGAAAGTGTGGCGGTCACAGTGCAGTCACAGCCGTCGTTCACCAGAAAGCATCCGGATGGTCTGATTTTACCATCGCTGCATGTGGCTAACCGCGAGCTGCGCCGGGCAAAAGGTCAGGTTCAGAAGTGGGAGCGAGTCTGCGCCGCGCTGCGGGAGCTGAACAAGTGCCGGGATATTCTCCGGGATATTACCGCCACCAGAGAACAGCAGCGGTGAGTGGGTGGAAGACGTGGTGCCGGGCGGAAATCATGATACTCCGGCAGTGTGCGGGAACGAGGAAGGTAAAAAGCGTTGGCGCACTTATCGGACGAACTGAAGCGGCAGTGAGAACGAAGGCACGGGAGCTGGGCATCAGCATGATGTTACGTGGTGATTTTCACCCGTCGGCAAAATATTCTCAGCGTGATATTGAGCTGGCGCGGCAACTGCATCAGAGAGGCATGCAAAGAAGGGAAATTGCCAGAAAATTAGGCATGCCGCTGCGCATAGTGAATAACTACGTTTATTTCGACAGGAGGGTGTCTGCGTGAAAATCCTGTATCAGGATTACGGCCCGGTGGGGCAGGTGGTTATCAGCAGTACTGTAATGGAGTTTCGGAAGCATAACCGTGTGGTGGATGCTGTGCTGTTAACCTGTCCGGGGATATCGGCGAGTCGTGCAGGTGTGTTTATTATGAAGACGAAATTATATGGCAGTAAGGCGTGGATAAAGAAGGCGTATCGTGTAGCGTTGCAGGAGGTTAACAGTGAGTAAAATTAAAGAAATGCCGGTAGTTCGTGACGGATATGGCTACTGGACACATCCTGAATATGAAAAATTCTGTGATGGTCGGGAATATATTTCAACGGAAGAGTTTAACGCCTGGATGGAGGAAAATAATCTTCAATACGTCCTCTGCTTCAGAGATGAAGGATGTGCTGACCTTGATGCGTGTGATGCTGATATTTCTGCATGGGAACCGGAACGACCAGAGGGCGATGGCTGGTTTATTGGTTCCATTCATGATACGGAAGATGGCCCGGTTTGTGTCTGGTTGCGAAATAAGGCTGAAGCATAAAGGCGATAAACCAACTAACAACTAAATACTGAAGATTTAAATCAGAAACGATTTTTATTAAATCCTTAACCGGAGGGATTCCTGCACCCTCAGAACATCAGGAGGCCGCCCGAAAGGGCGGTAAGAAATGAAACATTATTTAGAAAAAAATTACCCACGAAAGAGCAGAACAACAGAGTTTCTGTTTTTCATTCTGTTTATAGTGTTGATGATACCTGGATTTGCCCCTATATTTCCAGACATCTGTTATCACTTAACCCATTACAAGC